CTTGTAGGAACTATTCTTACATTTCCACTAGCTTTTATCTTACCAATCTTTAAAGAAGATAAAGAAGGCTGGAACTATAACGGCACAGAATGGGGCATTGGTCCAAGACTGTTTAAGTGGCTTTCATGGTTTCAAACGCCTGATAACAGCTTAAATGGCGATCACCCTTGGGAATCTAAGCACAGCCATTCTTGGTGGTCTAGGGTTCAATGGCTATGGCGCAACCCTTTTTATGGCTTTGCAGTCAAATACCTACATGGCACAGATGGCATAAGCTATTTGGGTGACTTAAAGTGTAGCGAAACTAACCCAGGCTATATTTATGTGTATGGCAAAGGTCTATGGCAATTTGTCCTATTTAAGCCCCTGTTTGGCAAAATGCTATACCTAAACTTTGGCTGGAATATCAAGGCGCTTACAGACCCAGCATATATAAACGACCCTGTAAACGCACCATATATTGCAGATTACGCTGCTACCTTTGCGTTTAGCCCAAGGCTTGTGTAATGTTTGGAGTCAATATATATGCCATTATTGCTGTGGTTGCTGTGGCCCTATTTTGTGGGGGGTTTGTTAATGGTTGTTCCTATCAGCAAAGCAAAGCCGAAAAGACCATCCGAGATAAGGAACACCAGTACCAAGCCGATGCCGAAAAAATAAGGACAGACAAAGATGCTCAAATTAAAGTTATTAACACTCAGCTTGTTGATGCCATTAGTGGGTTGCGTAGCCGTACCAGTAGTCCCACAAAAACCGTCGATGGAAAAGATTGCAACGGACAAACCCTTTCTGCCCCAGATGCAGAATTTCTTATCAGGGAAGCTGCCAGAGCAGACCAAATAAGGGTTGGGTTACAAGCCTGTTATCAACAATACGATTCAATTAAATAATGGCTGATATTGACCAAGGGCAATTAAAAGGGGCTTTTGATTCCCTTTTGCAATACATTGATAAACCTTGGAAAGTTGCCGCTATAGCGTTTTTGTCTGTTTTGGCGTTTGCAGGTTATTTTATCTACGCTAATCAAACATTCCTTATTGCTGCTTACGATAAAAACAAATCACTACCTAAGATAGATGTAAACCGTTCAGATGATGTTGCTAAAATGCTTATAAAAGAAGCAAACGCTGATGTAGTAGCCATATTTGAAGTCGATATTATGCTTGGCACAAGGACTTTGGTAAGGGCATACACCAAAGAAGGTCGAGATAAGTCCCATGACGGTTTAGATGTAGGTATGTTATCTGCTAATCAAGACAATAACGCAGACCTGTTAAGCCTGTATGGTGGTCAAATACCTTGCAATAGCTACACTAGGGCGCAATCCATCATAGGGCTTTGGTATATCCAGCAAGGCGTTACCTTTATGTGTCGGTCTAGTATGCCAACCACGCCAGGTCTATTTGCTGGGCAACTAACAATAGGCTGGAAAAATCAACCTGAAAACATAACCAAAGTGCAAGACATGATGGGTATTGCGTCTAATATGATGATAAGGAAACCATGAACGCAGAGCAATTAACTAAGCTAGGTATTGGTCAAGAATGGCTAGAGCCACTTAATGACACCTTTGAAAAGTACGACATCAACACTCCTAAACGCCAAGCCTGTTTTATTGGTCAATGTATGCATGAATCAGGTGGTTTTAGGTTTCTTAAAGAAAACTTGAACTATTCTGCTGCTGCCCTTATGCGTACATGGCCCAGTCGTTTTCCTGACATGGATATTGCAGAAAAGTATGAGCGCAACCCTGAAATGATTGCCAACAAGGTTTATGGCGGCAGGATGGGTAATACGGAAGATGGTGATGGCGCTAAATACATAGGTCGTGGATTAATCCAGCTAACCGGTAAAGAAAACTACAAAAATTGTAGCGATGGTATTGGTGTGGATTTGGTACAAAACCCTGATTTATTGTCTGAACCTAAATACGCTGCTTTAAGTGCTGGCTGGTTCTGGAACAAAAGGAACTTAAATGCCTCGTCTGACCTTATGGACATCGTAGGCATGACCAAAAAGATTAATGGCGGTGTCATAGGACTTGAAGATAGAAAAGCCAAAATCAACAAAGTCCTAGACATCCTTAATTCTTAAAAACAAAGACGCTAACTATGACAAAAGCTAGAATAACAATCCCTGCAAACATCATAGTTTCGTCATTGGTCATTTGCTAAGACCACTAGCTAAACGATTAGCTTTAAACAGGTAGTCGTTTCTAACGGTAGAAGGCGGTACAAAACCGTACGCTTTCCAAGTCTTTTGCACATCCGCACCACTACTGTATTTAAAGACACTATTTGGGGCTATGGCTAGTTTTTCGCTTTCCACAGCTTCTTCATAGATGCCATAAAACGGTATAGGTTCTTTAAAGCTAATTTGGCCCTTACCCTCCACATTAACAGTAAGACTATTATTCGATTCTTTAATGACATTTGGTTCTTTCATGTTGCACTCCTATCTATTAAACGGTTATTGGCTTGTAAAGTACGCCATATTTCCACTCTCAACTGCGCTGCGGTCATCTTCCACTTCAATGACTCCTCCACTTCTACAGCAGCCTTTAAACCCTCTAAAAGCTCTCTGTACTCGGTTCTAGCATAAGCATCTCTTTCTTGCCCTGCCATAGTATCTACCCCTACTAAAAACGCTTCTTGCATTAAAAGAGCCTTTTTAGACTTACGGAATTCCTCTAAATAAACACGCTCGGCTTTAGCTTTAGCAAATAAACTAGCGTTTTTAAGTAAAAAATCTACTGCTGCGTTTGGGTTAATATCTTCCACTTAATTCTCCAAGTATCGGTGTATAGGCGTATCTGCCTCTTGAATGTACTGCTGGCTTTTGTAGTCAAACCATAGCTTTAATTTGCCTTCCCATTCGCCATTGCGTTGTTTTTCACAAACCAATACGGCATCTGGCACTTCTCTATCAATAAAAAAGCCATGTTCTGCTATTTGCTGCGCTTTTTCCTTGTTTTTCCACACAATAAACACATTGTCAGCCTGGTCGGTAATCGACCCTGAACCCTTTAAATCAAACTTTCCACCTATAGATTTTTCGTCACTACCCTTTCTCATGTGGTGGACTAGGTGTATATGCACTCCAGAATCCCTTGAAATGGCGCATAGGGCGTTTACAAAGTCCTTTTGACCATTCATATCATCTTCCCCCTTAACGCATTTCATAAGGCTATCTATGACGATTTGGTTAATTCCTAGCTCTGTTGTGGCATATCGGCAAACTGCCAACATTTGCTCCACATTAATCATTCCATGATGGTCGTAAAGGTACAGGTGATTCTTCTTCCAATTAGAAAATTCTGCTACTGCTTCAGGAAAGGGCTTTTTAGAGCCTGTGGCTTGTCTAACCATTCTGGCTAGGGTTATCTCAGGGCGCATCTCAAAAGACGCTACAAGGCACTTCTGACCCTGTTCTACTAGCCCTAAAACTACTTGACCTAGCAAAAGTGACTTTCCATGACCGTTTACCCCTGCCCATAGACTAACTTCCGATGGTCGAATGGAGATGTTTCTGGCTTTTTCCCAAGGTAATGAGCAGCCTTTAGCGTATAAATTCCCAGCAAAGTAGTCATCCAAAGATTCTTGGTAGTCTGCTTTTTCCCTAATTTTGCGCTTGACATTGGTTTCTTGGCTATATTTCAGCCAGTCAATATCATCCTTTTCTATAAACATTAATCTCTCCATCGTTATCAAGACCAATGATTGTATTAACTTCAGCATCCACCAAAGCAACCCACCACTTTGTAAACTGAACTATGTCTTTACCTGGCATTAATTGAATGTTTAGGTCTTTGGCCCATGTCAAATCCACTAGCTTTTGATGGTCTTTATCGTCAATCCATACGGTAGGAATGATTCCAAGTCCTACATCTTGCTCTGCATTAAAGGTCTTGCCAAACTGTACAAAGACAGATTGAGGCTTGTTACCAGTCATACGCATATCAATTATTTGGTTATGTCCAATCATCACTTACTCCCATGCTTGTTTAGATTTAACTACGGAAATTCCTGCTTTTTGATTTCTAACCCAGTTGCGCCAAGTTGCAGTCCAGTCGGCTTTAACACCTTTTGCTCCAGCAACAGATACCCAATAGTCCTTAAATCCATCAAAAACTAAAGTAGGGTTCAAATCACTTCTTTCTTTCTTGCAAAACAATGTCCATTCTTCTGGTATTGCAACCAAGTTAAATCTTGTACCTTTGGTAGCTTTAGCTACACCAATACTGTTTATTGGTTCTTGGTTATTGGTTGGTTGAACGGTCGTTGAACGCTTGCTTAACCGAGCTTTAGCAGATGCTTTACCAGCCCTTACCGCTTGCTCTTGCTTTTCATGATATTTAGCAATTTCTTCATCACATCTTTTATTTATCCAACCAGACCCTGTTGATTCAAAGAATTTTGATAAAACATAGTAAACTTCTTCTATCTCAGACATCATGCCAATGTCTTTTGCTATATCTGCTGGTGAACCAAAAAATGGTTTTTCTGCCAAATAATAAGCATCTATAAGGCGTCTATAAGCCAAATCTTCCAATAAGCTCAAATGCCTAGTATGGGAAGCATAATCACCTATGTTGAAATTGAAATAGTGCATCTCAGTCCTTTTTAAACAGGTCTGGTCTAAGCATTTCGTTAGTTAAACGACCCTCTGATAGCTCTCTTAACTTCTTTAAATGACGAATAGGTATCTGTTCTCTTGCAACCCATTGATAAACCGCAGAATTTCGCACTCCAAGCAACTTAGAAAGTTCGTCTAAAGTGCCAAATTCCACCTGTAAAATCTGTTTTATTTCTTCCATAAATCCCCCTTTGGGAGAACAATAACATAAAATTGTGCGATAAAGCAACAAAATAAATAAAAAAAAGATAAAAAAAGTATTGACAAGGTGTTTTGGTATGGTAAAGTGAGTCTAGTTCAACAAGTGATGAAGGGAAAGTAAAAATGTTTACAGCACTAAACCCAGTAGAGTTTGCAGAAGTTATGTCAGTAGGCCGTCATATTCCTACAGCATGGGAATCTAAATCTGATTTAGAAAAAGCTAATTGCATGGATGTTCTTGGCGATGCTTATAAAGCAAAAGGTGATTTGGCTAGAGCAAAATATTGTTATAGTCGAGCATCTAAATATGCTGCTAAATGGTTTGTTTAAACAAATAGGGGATAAGTCCCCTATAACTAATTTTCAACAGTACAGGAGTAAGTGATGAAACCAACAGTATTTGATGTATTAGGTGCAGTAGCTTTAGGACTAGCATTGGGCGTGATGTTTGCGTTAGGTGTTTAACATGAATAGCCATGATGCTTATTACGAACCTGAAGATGACTACATGGACTCTGACGAGTTCCAATGCGAAGTCGCAGAACTAATGAAAGACGAATACAACCCTTGTAACTGGGGTAATTTCTGCGAAGCCTTTGAAGGCGTACAAGACCCAGCAGTTGTAGCCCAATTAGAAGAAATGCTAGAAAAGCGTGATTTTATGGCTTTAGGTCGTAAATTATGGAGTTTGTCGTACGAGTACCAAGAGCGTTTTGCTACAGAAGTAGTATTAAATAACCAATAAGGAGTAAGTGATGACCACATATAACGAAATACGCAAAATCAATGTCAATGAACATACTGACAAAAAAGGTAAATTTACCTACCTTTCATGGGCTTGGGCAGTAGACCAGTTATTACAGTTAGACCCTAAAGCTACATGGGACTACCAAGCACCTATGCAATTTGGCGATACTTTAATGGTATTTTGCTCAGTAACGGCTTTTGGCAAGACCATGACTTCCCAGTTGCCTGTCTTAAACCACCAAAACAAAGCTATATCTAATCCTAATGCTATGGATGTCAATACGGCTATGCAACGCTGCCTGGCTAAAGCAATCGCCTTACATGGCCTTGGTTTATATATCTATGCCGGTGAAGATGTACCTGACGAGCCAACGCCTGACCTTGCAGAATTAGCTCAATATTGGGTAGGCAACCTAAATTTATGCAAAACAATGGCTGAACTTAAAGATGTTTATGCCAAAGCCTATGCTGCTGTATCTAAAGACAAGAACGCAGTCCAGTTGATTGCTAATGCTAAAGATTTAAAGAAAGTGGAGTTAGCATGATTGAACAAGGCACACCGGAATGGCATGAACTACGCAGGGGCAAAGTAACCGCTTCTAGGGTAGCTGATATATTGGCAAAGACAAAGACAGGGCCTTCAGCTAGTCGGCAAAACTATCTGATTGAGCTTGCCTTGCAAAGAATCACCAAGACCATAGAACCATCATATACCAATGCAGCAATGGAATGGGGAACACAGACAGAACCCCAAGCTAGGGTTGCATACGAAGTAAAAACAGGTAATTTTGTAGACCAAGTGCCGTTTATTGACCATCCTACTTTGAAATGGTTTGGATGCAGTCCTGACGGTTTGGTAGATAAAGACGGTTTGTTAGAGATTAAATGCCCTAACTCAGCTACGCATTGGGAGTACTTTAAGGCTAAAGAACCACCTAAAAAGTACTTTATTCAGATGCAAGCACAGATGGCCGTAACTGGGGCTAAATGGTGTGATTTTGTTAGTTTTGACCCAAGAATGCCAGAACGCAGTCAGCTTTTGATAGTAAATGTAGCAAGAGACCCTGAATTTATCTTGTACATGGAAGCAGAAATACAAATCTTTTTAAATGAAGTTGCAGCAGAAGTAAAACTTATGGAGAATCAATAATGGCAATTCAGTATTTTGTAAAAGCAGCAGTATCAGAGTATGAAGATAAGGCTGATGGCAAGATGAAAAAACGCTATGCAAGCATTGGCGTAATCATGGACACTAAACATGGGCTAATGCTTAAATTAGAGACTTTGCCATTGTTTGCATTAAAAGAAGGTGGTTTATTAGCTTACCTTAACCCACCAGAAGATAAAGCAATTCCCACAACCCAAGTAGCTAAATCGTTTGTAGATGACACACCCTTTTAAGGAAAACACCATGAAAAAATATATCGCAGCAGTAGCAACATTCTTTGTAATCGGCTTTGCTTATGCCCAACAAGCCCAATGCTGGCAACAGTATGTATGCGGTGGCGGTGGCTGCCAATGGGTAACTATCTGCCGATAAAGGGTAAAAATGACATTTTTAGTAGCCAATATTCCCCCAGTCAAATGTTTTGTGCGTAAAGAATTTCTTTACAACCATAAAAAAGGACATGGAGAATTAGAGCCTTGTGTGTGGATGACCGCCAAAGCAATCAAGGGCCAAGCCTTCCGCATAGAGTCTATGCTTACTAATTATGGGGCGTTGTACGACAAACTTCCTATAAATGCTTATGTTTGGAAAGAAGTAGCAGACCCACTTCCACTAGACTATTTGCAGATTTGGGATTGTTTGTCGTATGACATGGCAGTAATAGAAAAGTCTAATCTGCGTGGTTTAAAGGTTAAATATTTTGGTAAGGATAAGCAATTTCACTTTGGTAATTACTTGTTTACCATTGACTTTGCTTCACCGGATGCCAACCGCCTAGACACCAGCTTTAGCGAAGGAGTAGAGGAGCATAAGTCCTATAACTTTATTAAGTTAGATAATGGGCAATTTGCTTGTCAACCCAATAACCGGTGTCTTTGGTATGATGTTTCGCTAGTACCTGCCACACTTAAAACGCCTGATTTTTGTATACCTACTGAGGTTTACAGCGTTGAAAACCATGCTAAATGGTCAGCAAAAGATGAGTGGTTTTACAATTTTGACGAATTAAAACATGACTGAAAAACGATATTGCACTAGCTGCCAGGTTATGCGACCAGCAGACTACGGCAAGATGATTAAAGCAGGAAAGATAAACAGGTGGAAATGTACCGCTTGTTTTGAAAAAATTAACATACCAAGATACGCAAAAAAGGTAAGTAAATGAACCAAGATTACGCATTATTTTTAATACGATTACGCCAATTAAGCAAAGATTACGAAGATGCTATGCTTAAACGGCAATGGGCTTTGGCGTATCAACATTCTACCGATATAGTAGAAATGGCCTTAAAACTGCAAGATGTAGCTGATGCAGATTAAGAAGTTTGACCAGGCTCTCCATGACAAGTACGACCCACCAGCTAGAGCAGCAGTAATCAAGTGGGCTGGAAAAGAGTGGAAATTACAGGTTATAGACAATCCTGACAAGTATGGTGTAGACCTAATTGCGTATAGAGATGGTATACAGGTAG